TTTCAGGCAGTATTTGAGAAAATCCCGGGTGTCGAATTGTCGAATCCAGGCGACGAAGATTACCCAGACGAAGAGACACTCTATTCCCCCGGCGCCGAAGGTCGACCAGTTGCTGGCTTCCAGTTAGAGAGTCTAATGGAGCTTATTCGCGAGGTTTTAACAGAGAGTTGGGATGATCGGCAGCTGCGGGACTGCCTAAGCCACTCTACAGATCAATTACTTCAAGCTGCCGCAACCCACCACATGGCCCGGGAACACATAGTGTTTGATGGGCCCGGCAGTTGTAAAATAGCAAATCGCGAAGAAATTGAAGATATCCTTAGTAATGTAGAATAAAAAAATGTATGAGCTTTCAACTAGACAAAAAACAAAGAATCAAAGAGATGTTGAAGTGTGGTAAGGATCCATCTTACTTTCTTAATACATATGCCCGCATATCTCATCCGATGCACGGGCTGATTTTGTTTGATACGTACAATTTTCAAGATGACTTGCTTAAAGATTTCAATGACTACCGCTTTAATGTTATTCTCAAAGCGCGCCAATTAGGAATCTCAACAATTACAGCAGGCTATATTGTATGGATGATGTTATTTCATCGGGATAAAGCAATTCTTGTTATGGCAACTAAGTTTGCAACAGCAGGAAATCTTGTTAAGAAAGTGAAAAGTATTATGCGCAATCTTCCAGATTGGCTAAAGATTGCAACAATTGATGTTGACAATAGAACATCTTTTGAGCTTTCTAATGGATCTTCTATCAAGGCCGCCTCAACTTCTGGTGATGCGGGGCGCTCAGAAGCACTGTCTCTCCTGGTTTTAGATGAGGCTGCCCACATCGAAGGTCTCGAAGAGTTGTGGACTGGTCTATACCCCACGTTGTCAACTGGTGGGCGCTGTATCGCATTGTCGACCCCAAATGGTGTGGGCAACTGGTTTCATAAAATATGTGTAGATGCCGAATCGTCTACAAACAACTTTCATCTAACAACGTTGTCGTGGGATGTGCATCCAGATAGGGGTGAAGCATGGTATGGGAAAGAAACCAAGAACATGTCTAAGCGTCAGATTGCGCAGGAGTTAGAGTGTAATTTCAACACATCCGGAGAAACAGTCATTGATCCCGAATGTATGGAGTGGCTCTTGCAGTGCGCAAAGGAGCCAAAATATCGTACCGGGTTTGATCGTAATTTCTGGATTTGGGAAGAGTTTGATTCCACGTGTAATTATTTGATGGTAGCCGATGTGGCCCGCGGCGACGGCGCCGACTATTCGACGTTTCATCTTGTTAAGCTAGAGACTTTAGAATGTGTTGGAGAATATCAAGGAAAGCCGACGATTGATATGTATGCTAATATGCTCAATCAGGTAGGTAGAGAGTTTGGAAACGCCATGCTTGTTGTCGAGAACAATAACATCGGATTCTCAGTTTTAGATAAATTAATAGAATATCAATATCCAAATTTATATTATTCAATTAAGTCAACGCACGAATATATAGAGCAATATCAAGCAGAATATAAGAATAATGCTGTGCCAGGATTTACAACTTCGATGAAAACTCGGCCACTCATCATTGCGAAATTAGAGGAGTTTATCAGAAATAAACTAATTAAAGTATATTCATCTCGAACAGTTAACGAGATGAAAACTTTTATTTGGAGGAATGGAAAACCGCAAGCAATGAAGGGCTATAATGATGATCTGGTTATGGCATTGGCTATAGCATGCTGGATAAGAGACACAGCGATACAGAATAGCAGCCGTGATTTAAACTACCAAAAGGCTTTCGTAGATGCGATTTATACAACCAAAACAACAATGAATACTCAAATTAAAGGTCAAGAAGGCTACAAGAAAGATAATATTTTTGATAAGATGTCAGAAGCTAAAGAATTATATGATCAACATAATTGGATTATAAAGTGAGAAAATAAACATGCCCGTAGACAAAAACCCCAAAAACAAAGAATCAAATTTATTTAGAGCACTTACGAGGTTATTCTCTGGCCCGATTGTTAATTATCGTTCGCAGTCGGGACGCCGAATTAGAAGACAACATTTAGATAGATTTTCATCAAAATTTAAATCAGCCTCTGGGCAGCAGTTTAAGAAGGCGCTATATAACCCGTTAGACACAATTTCTACAAATGCGATTCAAAACCAACGGCGAACAGAGCGCTATGTTGATTTTGATCAGATGGAATACGCACCAGAGATTGCATCGACAATGGATATTTATGCAGATGAAATGACAACATATTCTGATTTGCGTCCGATGCTTAACATTAAATGTCCCAATGAAGAATTAAAAGCAGTCCTAAGTGTGCTGTATTCAAATATATTGAATGTTGAATATAACTTGTTTGGGTGGTCTCGAACCATGTGTAAATATGGAGACTTCTTTCTTTATCTAGACATCGATGAAAAATATGGAGTGCAATCAGTAATTGCGTTGCCAACTGGAGAAATCGAAAGATTAGAGGGCATGGACTCCACTAATCCGAATTATATTCAGTATCAATGGAATTCCGCTGGCATGACATTTGAGAATTGGCAGATGGCACACTTCCGTGTTCTAGGAAATGACAAGTATGCTCCATATGGTACTTCTATCCTTGAGCCCGCCCGCCGCATTTGGCGCCAACTTACGCTCATGGAAGATGCGATGATGGCATATCGCGTTGTGCGTTCTTCAGAAAGAAGAGTGTTCAAGATCGATGTTGGCGGTATCCCGCCACAAGATGTAGAACAATTTATGCAAAAAATTGTGACAAATCTTAAGAGGCACTCTGTTGTGGATTCCGACACCGGCAGAATAGATTTAAGATATAATCCAATGAGTATCGAAGAAGATTATTTCATTCCAGTTAGGCCCGGATCCGTTACAGATATTCAGAACCTTGCCGGCGGTACAAACACCACTCAAATTGATGATGTTAAATATCTTCGCGATAAATTGTTCTCAGCATTGAAAATTCCACAATCGTATTTGACGATGGGCGAAGGCGCAGAAGAAGATAAGACAACCCTCGCACAAAAGGATATTCGATTCGCTAGAACGATTCAAAGACTGCAGAGAGTCATTGTTTCAGAGCTTGAAAAGATAGGCATTATTCATCTTTATACTTTGGGCTTCAGAGGCGATGACCTTCTTAGTTTTAAGTTGTCGCTAAACAATCCATCAAAGATAGCAGAACTACAAGAACTAGAGCACTGGAAGCAGAAGTTTGATATTGGTGCCGCAGCCACTGAAGGATTCTTTTCTCGTCGTTGGGTGTCAGAGCATGTCTTTGGAATGTCTCAAGATGACTTTATTCGTAATCAACGAGAAATGTTTTATGATCGCGATCAGGACGCCAAGCTACAACAGGTGGCAGAAGCTGCAGCAGCCGGCGAAACCGCTGGAATGCTCGGCGGCGACCTCGGCGGCGACCTCGGTGGTGATCTCGGTGGTGAATTCGGCGGGGAAGAAGCAGAATTTGGTGGTGGCGAAGAAATGCCCGCCGGCGAAGCCGGCGAACCAGAAGGCCCCGCCGGAGATGAATCGCCGCTATTGGCAGTTCCTCCTGGGTCAAGAAATGCGCCGCGCCTTACGCCCGGAGCGAAGGGGAAAGTATATCACCCCGTAAAGGTAGATAAGAGGCAATCCGGCGCCAGATCTCGATCATATGCAGCAAAACACTCTAAAGAAAAAAGTAGCAATACCATTCGCAATATAATGCCTGGCTATAGCGATCTGAAATCGTTAACCAAAATGAATGGCGTTTCTGCTGGTATTTACGAAGAAGAGCAATCTATTTATAATTTGAGAGAAAGCGCGGAAGAGGATAAGCTTTTTGAAGTAAATAATTCTGTACGTAATTTGTTACAAGACCTAGAGAAAAACCAAAATTTATTGACGGAGAAAAAAGATGAAGAACAGGCATAATAAAAAACGCAACATTGCGTTTGTTTATGAGGTATTAGTTAAAGAAGCGACTGTTGCAGTCTTAAGAGAAGAAAAAGAGAAAAAAACTAAAATTGTTAACTTGATTAGAAAACACTTTAATTCTAAGAGCTTGTTGTATAAAGAATTGATGTGTTATCGTTCTCTATATGAAAACCAAAACCTCGAGAGAGGCACGTCAGAAAAGATAGCTAAAGAAGCAAAAATAGCACAAAGGCTAATAGATCCCGATGGTCTTTTTAAACAACAAACAGATTTAATCAAGGACGTCAATAAAGAATTGTCCCCCCGCGTTTTTAATAACTTCGTGCCAAATTATAAAACCTTGGCAACAATTGCTCAATTATTTTCTCATAAGTTATCCCCAAAAGATACTGTTATTTTAGAAAACCAATTAATAGATAACATGACAAAGAAGCGAGAAGAGCAACAAGATATATCAACGATTGATGCTACCGTGATTAAAGAGTTTGTTACGAAGTTTAATGAGAAATATTCAGATGAATTGCTTCTCGAACAAAAAGAGCTTTTAGCATTTTATATATCATCCTTTGCAGACAACTCTTTGGAACTGAAAATGTTTTTAAACGAGGAAATAGAAAGACTAAAAAACAAGTTAATAGAAGCAAAATCGCTTGATGAGATTAACACAGATGAAAACATGGGAAACAAGACAGACAAAATTATTGATAAGTTGAATTCTTTTTCAAGCGCCACAATTAATGATGACGTTTTAGCAACCGTTATGAAGACACAACAATTAGTTAAGGAAATCTACGACGATGTCGATAGTAATTAGAGTTGGCGAAAAGGCCAACGAAAAAAAAGTCAAGCTTGAATTGAACCTGAGAAAAGGTATTAATGGTGATCTTCTAATCTTTGATCATGGAGACATTGACATAGTGTTGTCCCCGGCAAAAAGTAAGATTGTAGTTTTTCCGAAAGAGTCTACTGCTGATTTA